GTTTCAATTCCTGCCGCAATTCGTCGATCTGCTCAATCACGTCAGCTATTCGATCCGCCTGAAATTTCTGGTTGCCCGTCACCATCGAGCCGAGTCGATTCAGAGTCCGCTCTATCTGTCGTTTCCATATCGCGTTGCTGTCCCACTCCATCGGAATCGATTCCTGATTCTGTGCAATGCCACTCGTGCAATGTGTCTTTCCCTTTGACTCAGTTACTGCCGGTATGGATTGTCGCCATCGGAATAATTCCCAACAGTGAACCCATACGTGTCACGTACTCGCAACTTCGCGTCTGGGTGACCATACGGAATCATCCTGTAGTTTCTGCCGGCCACCTCGATCGACGAGGGAACGCGAAGCTGTGTACCCTGTTTGTCAGCCATCTTTTTCGCGATGTACCACGCTTGCCCCCAAGTGCCACCGCGCCGACCGACGACGAATAACGCCGATATCATCATCTGTTCGCATGTCTTTTTAGCTGGCTCTTTCCGCTCTTTTTTCGTCACCTCTTTTAATTCGCCGCCAGTGAATTCCAACCCCTGGCTCTTCCGCTCTTTCGCGGTTGGCTCGTATCCGCAGGCGTTGCATTTTCCGCCTCGATACACTGCCTTGCAGGATGGACATTCCACCGTCGATCTTGGCTCATGATCCTTACTCGGACGCTCACCCCATTCCAACGTCCATTCGATATCGTCGTCGAAAAATCCGTGATCCCGAATCCCCGACGAATGATCCAACACGAGGCAATCCTTTTTCGCCGGGTGAATTCGGGATCCACGCCCGATCATTTGCCGCCACCGTACGACGCTTCCGACTGCGGTACACATCTGGATACAACTCACGCGAGGAATATCAGTGCCACGCTCGATAACGCCCACGTTGCAGATATAGTCGATGGCCCCGGCATTCAGTCGCCCGAACAGCCCTTGTCGATCCTCGTCGGATGTTTCGCCATCCACGTAGTGTGCGTCAATTCCGCTGGCCCGCAATAATTCCATCGCATCTTTGGCATGTGTCCGTCGTGGGAAAAATCCAACCGTGGCGCGTCCCTCTGCGAGTCGCTTCCAATCCGCCACCAGATCGCCAGCTAGCCCCGCCATCGCTTCCGATACGCTGTCCTGTGTGTAATCGTCGCCGCTCTTGACGAGCTTCTGTAATTGACCCTGGGTGCACTGGTAGTACCGAAACGGGCTGAGGTATCCATTCTCGATCAGCCATCCCGGAGAAGGCCCGTTGACGATCGCCTTGTACACCTTGTTGAGTTCTTTGTGTTGTGGTGTCGCGGACAGGCCCAATACAAAGCAAGGCTTCAGCCCCAATTCCCTACGCTTGGTATCATGGGCGGCCAGAAACGTGCGTAGCTTGCTGACGTGAGTATGTGTCTCATCGAAAACGACAAGATCATAAGTCCAGTCCGTGGCGTATGTTCCACCTTCGCAATACCAAGAGTTGATTGTGTCTATGGACGCAACCTGAATTCCGCACCCTGGCGAAGTCTCACGCCCTGCCATGATGATTCCATGGGGTAATTCAGGCTCTTCCCCGAATGAATCCGACGCATTCGTGACCAAGCCCCGCCGCTGAACCGCGAAAATCGCCCGCCCTGATTCGCCCTCTCGATTCTCCCGGTTGGCGAACGATCCCATGATCCATTTAGCTAGCCGAGTTTTGCCCGTCCCCGGAGGAGCACACAGAATCACCCGGCGATGTTTGGCGAGTGCCGCTCGGATGTCGTCGCGCATCGTCTCTTGATGGCCGTAGAGTGACGGTAATTCGATCATCATGGTAGTTACCATAAATCCACTCCCTGCACCAACTTAACCAACCGATCACGCTCGTCCCGATTCGGTGTCAATTGGTGGTAATCGCAGATCGCCCGTGCGAGCTTGTCACGATACTGATTCGCTAGGTTCTTGCACTTTTCGGGATCCGGTTTCGATGGCTCTTCGGGCTCTGGAATCGATTCATCCACGTCCTCCCACTCGGTATTCGTCGCTCCAATATCCTCACCAGCCGAGTCCATGCCATCCTCGGCAGGCTGGTGAGCGGTCTCCTCTGGGGGCTCCGTGCCGTCCGAATCCGTTCGGCCATCCTCTCCTGTTTCGTCGTGCTCAATCGTTTCCAGCTTCGGTTGGCAGTTCTCGATCAACTGCTGTGCGACCGAATGACTGATTTTTATTCCCTTCGCGGCCAGCTTCAAAGCCTTCTTTTTTGCCGCCTCATTTTTCGCAAGTGCATACATAGCCGAAACTTCCATTTGTGACAAATTGTCACAAACCCCGAATGCATCCAGCGAGTCGATGGATCTGTACCCAGTCTTTCGGCTCACGCCTTGAGCCTCGATCCACTTCCCGAATGACCCAGTACCGTACTTCGCCAGAATCGCTTGAGCCTCCAGGCAAATCCTGCCGAATTTCAAAACCTCTTCCACGGCTCGGCGTTTACTCTTGGCAATTTGCCCTTCGAGATTGATCAGCTTCCCTTTGTCATCCAGATCGACTTCCGAGTAGTCGAATACCTGGTGGATTAATTCCTTAGACATCGATTCGGTATCTCCATAAGTGCCCCCCTGTGTCGCCCAGAATTTAGTCACCACAACGAACACGGGGCATAGAAACAGGGGGGGCTTGATTTGCTAACGTGTAAGGTGGTGAGCCCACATCATGCCGAATTCACAGAATCGAGTCAAGCGGAATCTGAATTCAAGATGTGCCAGTCTTTGTTCTGAGGCACTTTGTTTAGTCCCTTAGTGTGTATCAAACTGCCTATTCAATATACACAAGCGGAATCTGTATTCCGGTCGTCGTTGTCACGCTGAATAGAGTCGTAAACCTCTTGCCGATGTACCGGCATCTCAAGCGGCGCCTCAATTCCTAATCGCACTTTCTCACCTTTAATTTGCACCACTACCAGCCGAATATTATCGCCCAGCATAATCACCTCGTTTTTCTTCCTTGATACAACGAGCATTATTGCGTTTCCCTTAAAAATGTAATGAATCTGATTCCAATGATCTCTTCCGCGTCATCCTCATCGACGTATTGCCGCAACCGCTGAATCTGTGCAACGTAGTACGCAGCGTTCTTCGTCCCATGGAATTCTGGCCGAGGGTTGTTTTCATACCACTGAGCCAAAATTGGATGCTCAGACCGCAACCAATCCATCCATCCCGATGCGTTCAGGTGTGGCGAGATATCTGGGTTGAATTTGTGACAACTCGCACATAATGCCACTCCATTTAGGAGGTTGTATCGAGTCGCCTCGAATTGCCTGGGCACCAAGTGATGTGCTTCGACCTTTCCCTTACCGCAGACCGCACAACGGTTGGCCCAGTCATCTCGAACCGCACGGGACCAAAGGCGATCGGCCATGTCTCGCAATCGCCCTTTCGCCGGCACGCGTGAATTGGTACGCTTCCTGCGTTTGCCCATTTAGATCCTCGTTGTCGTTGGTATTTCCAGATCCGTTTTTAGAGTCACCAGCCGACGGGTGACCGCAAGCTTTTCCTCGAAGTCAATCAACGCTTCCCGCTTCTTCGGACGAATAGATTCGTGATCATCCTTAGCGGCCTGAATCACACCCTCGACTGTGCCGAATTCTTTGATCAGATCCGCAGCACCTTTGGCGCCCACTCCAGCCACCCCTTTGATGCCATCGACGTTATCCCCCATGATCGCCTGGTATTCTGCCCACTGATCCGGCCTAATTCCGGTTGCCTCCGTATGAGACCTAGCGCTGAGCCACTTGTAGTCTGGAATCATGTCGCCGCTCGTTTCGTCCTCGGACCAAGTGACATCGAGTAGCATGTTGCACTCGTCGCTAAGGCATTGACGCAAGTCCTTATCGGCAGAACTAATCGATACTCGCCCGTCGAATTGCTTTGCAAAACTGGCGAGTAAATCATCGGCCTCAAAACCGTCTTGCGAAACGCAACAGTAACCAGCCTTTTCCAACAGTTCACGCACCAGCGTCAATTGGTGTCCCAGTCCCTCTGGCTTTGGCGGCCTGTCTTTGTACTGATCTTCCCACCCTGCATTTGCCACTAATTCCTTCCGATGGTTTCGCTTGCTGTCGAAGCAACAGACAACGTCAGTGAGTTGTTTCTCTTTCAGCCTTTCAACGAGTCGTCC